TTTCATATCTCCATCTATAACCAAATCGTATATATTTTTCTGAGATATTATTTACAGTGTTTTCTAAAAGTGCAGGTATAAGTGAACCTGTTGTATTTTGTAATTCAATTACAGGAGCGTTTAATGGTGGCTTTACTATAACAGAAATATCGTCTTCAGTAAACCCGTCTGTGGCATAATATCTATCAATGTTTAATCTTCTAGGTGGATTTAAGTTGTCAGTCCAAAAAAGAAGTCCACCTATTAAGTTAATACCCGTTATGGTATATTCTTTATCAAATTTAAGAACTCTACCTTTTGTGTCTTTTAAAACTATACTTGCAGTATTTCCTGTTTCGTTGTATTTTAATACGTAATCAAAATTAGTGTCAGTTACAAACCAATAAAATTCTTCATTAGCTCCATCTGCAATAGCACCAATAGCTGCGGCATCAGCAGATAAATACGATAAGTCTCCACCTACTTGAGTGTTTCCTAAGATGTTTTCAATAGAACCTACGTTAGATTCCTCTGAAGTTGATACACCTATGTTTTGACCATCACGATACTGACCCTGTGGTATTAACCTCTCATCGAGGTCTTTATTCATTATACCTGCGGTAAAAGTTCTAGTTATTTTCATTTAATCCATTTAGCTCTACCTCTAAGTGGCATAAGAAGCCTGCTTGGGTGGAGATTGCTTAATCTAATTTTAGCATTACGCAGCTTAGAACTTTTTTCTTTCCTTGCTCTAGTTACTACGTATTCAGGAACGTTTAATTTATTATCTAATATAGCCCACTTTATGTAAGCATACAAGTAATCTTCAGCTAATTTATTTATCATGACATCATCATCATGACCTCTTTCTAAACCATCAGAAACATATTCTAAGATGACTAATTGGTTTTTCATATCAGAACTAAAGTTAATGACACCTCCCTTTTTGTCTATTCTAAAGTTTGGATTTTGGTTAGCTAAAGTAGTGTTCATTCCATACTTACCTCCTAATCCATAAGTAAAAAACCATTCACCATCGCAACAATATCCTTCTCTACCATCATAAGGATGCCCTGGATTTAAGTATAAAGATGGCTTAGTTCCCATTATTCTTTTATTATCTATAGCAGATGTACTACCTAATGCATTGCCATCAGCGTCAAATAAAATTTCGCAATCGTCATCTTGCAAGTAAGCAGAAGAGTAGTTGGTCTGAAAGTTTTCTATAAGTGGGAATAATATACCATTTTTAAAGAGTGATATCCTAACATAGTTTACGTAGTCAGCTGGTAAAACATATCTTAAAGTATCGCACACATCTAGCTCTAATATTTTAATATTCTTTAATGCATCGTAATTTACTTCTTGTATACCTCGTTTTGCATGAAATAATATTTTGTATCTGTTTTGTTTGCTAACTAAATTTTCATCACCTTCAAACATAAGTTCAAAGTTGTTTACAATATCTTTTAGAGATACATACTGATAATTACCCCAATTTATATTTGTAGGAACAACTCCATTATTGGTGTAATATTTCTGATCTGTCATTGAATATGCCATACGCTTATTGTGTTACTTGGTTTTGTTGCCCTTGTTGTATTTGCTCAAACTGAACCACTTCAGGCTCACGTATGCTTATACCTGCATAACCACATATTTTAATAATTAGTTCTATTGAGTCATCTAATGGAAGTTCAAAGTCTTGATAATCTATATTGGTGTTGTCAAAAACAGGGTCTCCATCTGGTCCAATCGCATTGTAAGTCCAATTTGGTTTAACGGGATATCTCACATATTGACAAAACAACTCACCAAAAGTATCTATAGTTAAAGGATAGGCACTCACTAAAATGTCTTCCAAAGTGTAAGCTGGATAATCGGAAGTAGGAGTAGTTAAGTTAGAGCTGTTTAATTTTATTATTTTACCTTGACTTACTCTTTCTACATCTCTAGCTGCTGAAGCTTTATAAACTCTGTACCCCACTGGTTGATTAGGGAATATATCGTTAGTTAAACCTAAAGTTTGTGCTTGAACTTGAGTAACATATGCATGCTTGGCATCACTTGGATTTAACGCAGGGTCTAAACTGATTACCACATCTCCAACACTAACTCCTCGTGTAATAAAGTTTGCTGTACTGTCTTCTAGTGCGTTTAATCCAACACTATCATTGTTTCCCTGAGCTAAAAGTGTTTCGTAAGCTGTTAATCTATTTAACGTATACCAATCATCTCCAGTAGTGGATAAACTAGGTGTAAAAAAAGTGTTTCCTAAGTTATGACTCAAAGGTTTTGTTTCTGAAAAAATATCTATTACTTCTTCGTATTGTTGGGTAATGTCAGCGTAGTCTGAGTTTGACCTTCTTTGGTTTTTTTTTACTATCCAATTGTTTAAGTCAAAGAAATAAGATTCAAATACTTCTAGCTGGGCTTGCTCTGCAAATAAGTTAAATTCCTCTGGAGTCATGTAACCGTTATTGTTCTTGTTTATTATAGCTAATACGGTATTTCTAATTTCATTAATCATGAGGGAATATTTCTTACAAAGATAAGTAAAAAAAAAGACCCCTATAAGGAGTCTTTAATTTAAGATAAAAGTTTAGTTTAAGCGTTTAGTTTGTTTTCTAAAGTATCTAATGCTTCCATTCCTTCTTCAGTGTGGAAATAAGCCATTGTTGACTTCACATAGTCTTCACCGTGCTTTACTAATAACATTCTTTTTTTGTTGTTTTTTAAGTTAAAATAAACTTCTCTGTTTTTTCTTCTGTATGACAACAAGTTTTCAGTAAACATTCTTTTTACCATAGATTCTAATGTAATGTCATCATTATCTAAAGCTTCTAAGAATTCTTGTGGGTTATTTCTAGCAAACACTAAGATATCTCTTTTCAATTCAGCTGTTTTTACTTTTTCTACGTCAATACCTAATGCTACTCTAGCTATGGCTTCCATTTGGTCAATTTCCATTTCTCTAGCAGCAATCAAAGCGTCTACTTCGTAATTAATATATTCTAAATCTTCTTGAGCGTCTCTTTCGGTATCTACTTCCTCAAATAGTATTCCATTATCTGGATGTAAATTTAAAAACTGTTGTAGAACCACATCTTCTTTTCTTGTCTTTAAAAATCCGTCTTCAAAAATTACAGCTCCTACAATTACATGACCATCTTGTTCATCTTCAAAAACAGACTTTTGGTTAGTAGCATATCTTAAAGCCCTGTTATAACCTTTTTCTTCATCAAAATATACGAGTGGTTTATGTCTAGAATTTCTAGCTGCAATCAACATGCTCAAAGGCGTGTTTTTTGTTTTCAGTTTATATAGTCTCTCTTTATCTTCTTGTTTCATTTTAGTGTATTTTATTTTATTTAAAAAAAGGGGAGCAGTTACCTACCCCCCTAAATTATGTACAATTATCCGTTGAAAATAACGAAGTTGTTAGCACCCATAGTACAAAGAGCTCTTTCTGATAAGAAGTTAACTTCCATAGCATCAAGATCACTTGTTCTAGCACCGCCAACAGAACCTGTTATCCAAGTTTTGTATCTTCTGTCTTCAGTTTCTGAAGCTCTATATCTTACATGTAAGAATGGTCTCTTAGCGTTTCTTCCTAAGATTTGGTCGTATACGTTAGTAGAACCAGCGGGTACAAGTACACCGTTAACTTTACCACCGTCAATACCACCTCTTAGAGAGAACTCATTAAGGTATTTCCAGTCAGATTTGTAGAAGTCGTAACCTCTTCTGAATCCTGAGAATCCTAAGTTAAGAGCCATTTCCTCATCGTTGTCAAATAGTCCGTAAGACGTACCATTAGCACCATATGAGTTTTGAGCTGCTAACATGTCATCGATTGAAAAAGACATTTCTCTATTTACAAATAGAACGTTTTCTTGGATTGCTCCTTGCTTGTCTAATCTTTCAATGATGTCATCAAAATCAGCTAAAGTAGATGGAACACCACCTGCCCAAACATTTCCTCTAGTTTCGATTGCTTCAAACATACCTTGAGTACCAGCACTGTTAGCAATTGAAGAACCAGCTGGGTAAGCAGCTCCGTTTAATTCAGCTAAAGCACCAGAAGCGTTTTCAGCAATAACACCTTCAATCATGGCCATTTCTAAGTAATCATCAAAACGTAGTCTTGTTTCATGCTCAGACTTTAAATACCATAAGTATCCAGTTGCTCCATCTTCAGTAGAAACTTCAACCCATCCGATTTGTGCAGCATCTGAACCAGATACTTCGTACTTATCTTTAATGATGATTGGCTTGTTTTCTAAGAAAATGTCTTCAGACTCTAAAGAACCAACCATACCGTTAGTACCTTGTCTGAATTCTGAACCGTATACAAATGCTGTAATCGTACCAGCGTTGAAACCTACTGATTGAGAAGCTTCGTAGTAAGCAACTTCAAAAGAGTCATCTGTACCAGCTGCTGTGTCAGCACCTACTGCTGTTACAATTGCTTTGTTTGAAGTAGCTCCACCTTCTAATGATAAGAAAAGTGTTTGACCTACTCTGAAGTTACAAGCTGCACCCGCAGTGACATAAGGAACAGCTGTAGACGCTGTAGCTCCATCCGCTTGTGTAGTTGTACAACCTTGATATTTAGTGTGTAGCCTTCCTTGCTCTGCCCACTTGATTAAGTCAGAGTTAGTTGGCATCTCAGCTCCTACCATTCTGATAAAAGAAGAGATTGTTCTGTTTCCGTATCTTTCGAATTCTTTTTCGTAAGTATCAGGTAAATACTGATTTAAGAAATCGAAATCTGTAATGTAGTTTCCAGGCAACGCAGCTTTTACCGATGATGGGCTTAACGCTGGTGCTGGAGTACCTGCTAATGCTCCTGCCATTATTTCTAATTTTTAGTTTTATTTATTCTTGTTACTTTTTATTCGTAGTGAATTTCCAGAATCTTTACTAAGAGCAGTGACTTTTAATTTTGGAGCTTGTGATGTAACAGGTTTAGACCTTAATCCCATGTCGATGTTTTTAGTAGCCTTGACATCTGCGCTGATAGCATCTGCTTTTCCTTTTTCATAAAAGAATTTAGCAAATCCATCAGGATTAAATGCAGCAGCCATAGCTTTATGATAACTTTCCGCATCTTTTAGGTAGCCTTCATTAGTTACATGTAGCTTTATAAAATTATTTAAGTCAGATTGATTTTCTTTTGTTTTATTAACATCTGATACTGTATATTTAATTTTTTGATCATTGAAACTGTATTCAAAGCCATCAAATTTATCAAAGTATGCATTTGTCTTTTCCGAAAAGAAAGCATTTCTCTTATTAATTTCATCTTGAGATACACTGTTAGACTCTGCATTACTTTCTTTATTAATCTTTTCTTCGTTTGTTTTAGTTGACTCAACTATAGTGGAATAATCAGATTTTTTTTTGTTAAAGTAATCCATCGCCTCCTTATGAACTTCTTTTTTAGCTATTTTTCTTTTTCTAATGGATGCTTCATCGTCTATACTGTCATCGTAACCAAACTTTTCTCCCATCTCAAACTCTAAATCTTCAGAATCTAAGTGGGGTTTGATTTCTGAGTAATACTCGCGAATTAAGTCATCTGCTGGAATAGAATCAAAATCTCTGTTAATTTTAACAAATTCATCAAATCCTTTTCCAGTTTCCTTAGAAAATTTCAAATAACTAGAAACTTCGTCTGGTAACTTCTCTGATTCTTTTTGTTTATTTCTAAACTCATCAAGTGAAGTTATTTCATCGTTGTATCTGTTTTTCAAAAAAGAAAGAACGTCTTCCTCAGTCATCTGAGGGGTTGGTGAATCTTCCGTAACAGGAACTTCCTGAGTTGGTTTCGACTCATCAATTTTTTCTTCTTGAGCTACTTCTGTAGTTTCACCTTTTTCTTCAGTGACTTCTTCAGAATTTTTAGCTTCTGCTTTATCCAATAGTTCTTGCTCTACTTGAGCTTGACTCTTCTCTTCAGAAGAAACTTCTCTTACTTTCCAATTTTCCATTATATTTTATTTAATTTAATTTTACACAAAGTTACTAAATATTTTTATCTTGGCTCAAACTCAGCTAAATCAAAGCCATCGAGGCTATCTTCGTTGGACTCAAAGTTTATAGCTGGTAGCTTTTGTTGCCTTTGTTGAATCAATTTAGATTGCTCTGTGTTTTGTTGGCTTATTCGTTCTGATTTAGCCTCTTCTCTTTGTGTTTCCCTAGACTGAAGGGCACTAGCATCTAAACCTTTAAGTTGCATTTGATACTGGAACTCATAATCCATTAGTTGCTTTTTCAACTCAGCTTCTTTTGTCATTTTTTCAATTTGAAACTGAGCTTCAGCTTGTTCAATTTGAATTTTAGCAGCAGTCTCCATTTCAGTCTTTTTCATATTTACTTGAGCAGCCATGATTTGTGACTGTTCGTTTATCTGAGCTTGTTGCTGCATTTTTTGTTGTTCATAAGCTTGGTCTTGTTCTTGTTTCTTTTTACGCTTTAACTTCAAAACTTCATTAGCTAACTTTATGTTTTTAACTTCTCTAATGTCAATGGCATCTTCTAAAGTTATTTGATCACGTTGTAGTGCAGTTTGTATGTTAGCTTCTAATTGTGCTTTTTGCTCTTCATCAGGGGCTACTTCTAT